GAATCTCGTACATATTTGGGATGATAAGAAAGGATACTTTAATTTCCCATACACTCGATACGCTTACGAAAAAGCGGCAAATGGGGAGTTTGAAACTCTATATGGGGATAGAGTAACCAAAATCTACAAATACACAAAGGATGACCCAAATCTTTTTGAATCAGATGTACCCGAAACTACGAGAGTTTTGGTAGATACTTATACTGATTCGGATTTACCATCAGAAGGACACACAATCTTAACTTATGATATTGAGTGTGAGATGGAGAGTGGATTACCTGACCCAGAGAAAGCAGAGAACGAACTAACCTCTATCGCATTACATGATTCGGTAACCAATCAATATTGGGTGTTGGTTATGGATAAAAGTGGTGAGATGTTGGAAAGAAAAACCGATAAAGCAATTGTGATTCCATTTCAAAGGGAAGAACAAATGTTGTTGAAGTTTTTGGAGTTGTATGAGATGATTAATCCATCGATTGTAACTGGGTGGAACATTGATTACTTCGATACACCAATGTTGTACAATCGTATCAAACGGTTGTTGGGACAGAAAACCGCAAATCGTTTATCACCAATTGGTGAGTGTTTCTGGTCTCCCTATCGTAAGAGATACTTTATGGCTGGTGTTTCATATTTGGATTACCTTTCTCTATATAAGAACTTTACTTATTCCGAATTGGATTCATATCGATTAGATTCTATTGCTCAAAGAGAGTTGGGCAGAGGTAAGATTGAATACGATGGAAATTTGGATATCTTATTCAGAGAGGATATTGAAAAGTTCATTGAGTATAATTTGGTGGATGTGGAACTTGTGGTGGAGTTTGATAGAAAACTTCAGTTCATCGATACCGCGAGAGGTATCTGTCACGCTGGGCATGTACCTTACGAAGATTTCGTTTACTCTTCAAAGTATTTGGAGGGTGCGCTTCTAACTTATCTGAAAAGAAAGAACATTGTAGCACCTAACAAACCTGCGGATAGAAGAGAGAGAATGCAAGCTCTTAAAGATAACAACGAAGAGAAGTTCATTGGAGCATATGTAAAAGCACCGATTGTTGGTAAGTACGAATGGATTTACGATTTGGATTTAACTTCCCTATATCCATCCATTATTATGACAATCAACATCTCACCTGAAACCAAAATGGGTAAGATTGAGAATTGGGATGCGCAGGATTATGTGAAAGGAAAAAGAGAAAGTTGGATAATTAATGGTGATACAATTACACAAGAGAACTTAAAGTTATTCTTTGAAAGAAGTAAGTTCTCAGTTGCATCCAATGGGGTACTTTACCGAACCGATAAGGTTGGTTGTATTCCTGATATTTTGGACTTGTGGTTCTCACAAAGGGTTGAGTTCCGTAAATTAGAAAAACAATATGGAGAAAGCGGAGATAAAGAAAAATACGCATTCTATAAAAAACGCCAGCTGGTTCAGAAGATTCTACTTAACTCTCTTTATGGTGTGCTTGGTCTTCCTGCCTTTAGGTTCTATGATGTTGATAATGCTACCGCTGTTACCACAACGGGACAGACGGTTATTAAAAGCACAGCTGATATGGCTAACATCAAATACAATAAGGAGCTTGGTACTCCTAATGCTGACTCTAATATATACATTGATACTGATTCTGTATTTTTCTCAGCAGTACCACTTTTAGACCATCGTAAACCAAATTGGAAAGATAATGACCAAGATACAATTGCTGGTTATGTAAATGATATTGCGGGTGAGATGCAAGATTACTTAAATGATTTTTATGATATTCTTGCAGATAAAGTATTCAATGTAGATAAACATCGATTTGAGATTAAGAAGGAGTTTGTATCTAAAGCTGGTATTTGGATTGCTAAGAAGAGATACGCTCAATGGATTATTTCCGATAACGGAGTTCCTGTGGACAAGTTAGATGTAAAAGGATTAGATGTTGTTCGTTCTTCATATCCAGCCGCATTTAGAAAGTTTATGAGTGAGGTTCTTATTGAGATTCTAAGAGGTGATACTGAAGAACAACTAACAAACAAAGTTCACGATTTCAAAAAGAACTTACCTAATATGGATGTGGTTAAGATTGCTAAAGCTGGGGCTGTGAAAAACTTATCAAAGTACATGCCTAAGAAAAAAGACCAAACGGCAATGTTCCAATTTCCATCAGGTTGTCCAGCGCATGTTAAAGCATCAATTGCATACAATCAACTATTAAAACACTTTGGGGTTCAGAATCAATTTGAACCACTAAAAGATGGTGATAAGATTAAATGGGTATATTTGAAACAAAATCCATATGGGTTGGATGCAGTAGCTATGAATGGTTACAATGACCCACCTCAGATTATGGAATTGATTAGTACCTATATTAATCACGACAAAATCTTCGAAAGAGAACTTCTTAAAAAGCTGGAAGATTTCTACGGAGCATTGGATTGGGGAGAAGTTCTCTCCTCAACTAAAACCGCTGAAAAGTTTTTCTCTTTTTAGCTTGTATAATTAAAATATATTTTGTATATTTGTAAACAATAAAAATAAATCTTAAAAGTAAATTATGGAAAAAGTAAAATTCGATGGTTTCATCAATCGATACAATCTCGGTGGAGAGGTTGAATCAGTTATGGTAAAATCAGAAGGTACGGACCTTTCAGTTCGTATGATTTCTGATGATAAAACTCTTTTGGGAGATGTATCGGTAAGTGGTGCGGATTTTCCAAATGGAGAATTTGGTATCTACACAACATCTCAGTTGAAAGGGTTGTTAAGTGTATTGGATAACTCAATTGAAGTTGAGGAAGTAACTGGAGCATTAAAGTTCTCAGATAAAGGAACTAAGATGCAGTATATGTTAGCGGCACCTTCAGTTATCCCCTCAGTACCTGATTTAAAGCAATTACCTCCTTTCAATGTAGAGGTAACTTTGAACGATGAGTTTGTAAACAAATTTATCAAATCTAAGGGAGCATTGGCAGATGCCGATACATTTACATTCACTTGTAAAGATGGTAAGGGAGAAATCATTTTAGGGTACTCTTCTATCAACTCTAACCGAATCTCAATCTCAGTTGATTGTAAGTGTGAAGATGATGTTGACCCAATTGCATTCTCTGCAAAATACCTAAAAGCTATTCTATTGGCTAACAAAGGTTCAAATTCTTCATCATTGAAGATTTCATCGCAGGGATTATCTCACCTAAACTTCGTTGATGGTGATTATACATCAAACTACTACTTAGTAGAGATTAAATAATAAACCTTTAAAAGAAGTAACTATGAGTTTTTGGGATACCGAACCAGCAAAGCCAGAATTTGTATTTGAGAATGAGAAACGAAAGTTGATTGAGAATATGGACTATCTAATGACTATGTCAGTAGAAGAACAAACTCTATACAAAAAGTGGGTTGAATTGCAGGAGGATTCTATGATTAGAGATAAATCCCAAATCGCTTCTCTTTACGATGTTCAATGGAAACCAACCGATATCAACAATAAAGAACTAACCATCAAAGAAATTGAAGAGTTAGAACCTTATGTTGAGATTGTTGAAGATTCAAAAGAAGCTACCAAATGGACATATCTTCGTAAGATGATTCACACAATGAGTTGGACAGCTAACCCTGGCCGAAATGTAAAATTGTTTATCAAAGATAGAAAGAGTGGTAAGTTATTAGGATTGGTATCCTTAGCCTCAGATGTTACTTCTATGAAGGTAAGAGATGATTATATCGGATGGAATAAAGAGAATAAATTCAAAGAGGGAAAGTTGAACTACACAACTATCGCATCCACCATTGTTTGTACCCAGCCTTTAGGTTACAATTTCTTGGGTGGTAAGTTGACAGCAATGATGACTACTGTTCCTGAAGTACGAGAGTATTGGAAAAAGAAGTATGGGCAAACATTGATAGGTGTAGGAACAACTTCCCTCTATGGAATTCATTCTCAGTATAATGGTATTCCGCATTTCAAAACTTTGGGTGAATCTGCTGGTAAGATTTCAATCAAACCTGATGATGAGTTTTATGACCCTTGGCATCAATGGATTAAGGAGAATCGTGCTGAATGGTATGAAAAAGCAATTACCAATGAGAGAATCCGAAATGGTGCTAATATGGGAACTGGTGAAGGAGCTAGTGGACCTGTGAGTGGTATCAAACAAAAGATTCTAACTCAGATTTTCAAAGAGTGTGGTATCAAAGCATCTGATTATCATCATGGTTTCAAACGAGGTGTATATCTTGCAATGATGTACGAAAACGGACCTGAGTTCCTCCGTTCAGAAATTGAAGAATCAGAACTCAAAATGAAAAAGAAGTTTGAAGATGGTGTAGATTACATCAACAATTGGTGGAAAAGACAAGCAATCAAACGATATTCAAAACTGCATGATGAAGGTAGATTAAAGCCCGAAGATTTATTCTATATCGATGGTATTGGTAAAGATTGGGAAACCTTCAAAGCAGAACGATTAAACGAAGTAGGTAGATAAAATATAAAATATGGCATTTTTTGAACAAAATATAGAAGAAAACATAGATAACAGTTTATGGGTGGAGAGTTATCGCCCTGTCAAGTTACAAAACTATGTAGGTAACGAACACCTTAAATCAAAGGTAGAAGGTTATTTAGAAAGTGGTGATGTACCCCACTTATTACTTTATGGTAGAGCTGGTACTGGTAAAACTACATTAGCAAAACTAATTGTTAAATCGATTGAATGTGATTATATGCTTATAAACGCATCATCTGAAAATAATGTAGATACAGTTCGTAACAAAGTTACTAACTTTGCATCATCAATGGGATTCAAAAAGTGGAAGATTATTATCTTAGATGAGTTTGATTATATGTCTCATAATGCACAAGCGATTCTTCGTAATTTGATGGAAACTTTCTCTCAGCATTGTAGATTCATTTTGACTTGTAACTATGTAGAGAAAGTAATCGAACCAATTCAATCTCGTTGCCAAACTTTCCAAATCGTACCTCCAACTAAAAAGGATGTAGCGGTTCAAATCTCAAAGATTTTGACAGCAGAGGAAATAGAGTTCCAACCAAAGGATTTAGTTCCAATCATTGATGCTGGATATCCTGATATTCGTAAGATTATCAACACTTGTCAAATGAACTCAATCAAAGGTAAATTGCAGGTAGATACTCAAAACCTATTGGAGAATGATTACAAAATGAAAGTTTTGGATATCCTCAAATCTTCGGATGATAAGAGAAACAAATATACCAATATGAGACAAACTATCATTGATAGTAGAGTAACTGATTTTACTGAATTGTTTACTATGTTGTATGATAAAGTAGATGAGTACGCTCCATCCAATACAGCCAATGTAATTATTGCATTATCCGAAGGACAGACTAGACACTTCCATTCGATTGATAAAGAGATTCCAATGGCAGGAACACTAATAGAAATTCTAAACTTAATTTAAGATGGCAAAAATCGTAGGAATGGGTGGTAACAAACCACAAAAAGCATCAGAACAACCAACACAACAAGCTAAATTAGATTTGGCACAATCAAAACCTGTGGTATGTTCACATTGTGGATATGATGTATTCGTAGATGGTTCTAAGTTCAGAAAGATATCTAAGTTAGCCGCAGGAACACCACAAGATGTAGTAGTACCAATTGAGGTTTTACTTTGTGGGAATTGTGGTGAAATTTGTGAAGAACTTCTATCACCACAACTTGCATTGTTAGAAGAATTAGATAAAAAGAAAGCAGAAGAGAATGCCTAAGAGCTTGTTTGACCATATCAAAGCAGTTACTAACGAACAAGACCCAAAGTATTGGGATAAGTTAGAGGAGTCTGATAAAAAGACATGGAGCAATTATATGGTTCTTCGTTTCCTATCTATGAAATATGAATGGGTAGAAACTATTGCAACTGTTCAACCATATTTGCAAGAAGTTCCACCTAAAGCAATGTATCTTGCTCTTATCGATTTACTTCCAAAGGGTAGACACTTTATGAAGTATATGAAACCAAAGGGTGCTGATAAGTACGAAAGTTGGTTGGTGGAGTTGGTAGCAAAGCATTATGAAACCTCAAAGTTAGAAGCTGAGGATTATCTGAAGATTCTATATGCATCTCGAACGGGGAAAGAACGAATCCTACAATTAGCAGAGGATTATGGGACAGACCCAAAAATTATTAAAAAATTAAAGATAAAAGTTTGATATTCTCAAACTTTTTTCTTATATTAGAGTTGTAATTAAAGATGATGATATGGATAGCGCTGTAGAAAAAATTGAAAAATTATTAGTTGAAGCTGAACGAATAGCTGATGAAGAATTGGGTTTAAAAAATATATTCTATAATGAACGATTTATAGAATTGTTTATGGCTAATAGATTAGGGCATGATTTTGGAAATAATACTCAAGGTGGTGATGCATTTGAATCAAATATATCTAAACCTACCGAATATAAAGCCATCAATACTCGAAACAAAAATAAAAATAGTTCCTTTCAGTTTCATTGGTTATCTGATAAAAAGGTAAAAAAGTACAAAGAAACTGAAAATATGTATTTCGCTATTAGAGATGGTGTTACTATAAAAAAAATATACAAAGTTAAAAGTGAAAATGTATTCCCATATATAGATAAAAAAGCTACCGGTAGTAGTGATATCAATGGGCATGTTTCATTTAATGAAAATAAAGTTATTGATGTACTTAATGGTGAATTGATTTATGATTAAATTTTAAATAAATTTGATAATCTCAAACTTTTTTCGTATATTAGTAGTATAAAATAAAATTATGGCTAGAGTTAGTTTTTCCCAATATTCAACATATTCATCTTGTCCTCGTCAGTATAAGTTGAGGTACATTGATAAGCTGGGAGAATCATCGGCTAACATTTATACAATTTTCGGAACTTCCATTCACGAAACAATCCAACATTTCCTCTCGGTGATGTACGGAGTTTCGAAGAAACAGGCAATGGAAATTGATACCGA